ACATGCGGACGGCCCGCCGGGCCATTGAGCAGCACGTTGCGCAAGTGCTGGACGGTTCGGTGGTTAGCAACCACTGGATTAGGAAGGCGGCCGAGCGGTGGCAGCGCGACCTTGAGCGTGCCGACCTGGTCATGGACTGGGAGCTGGTCGAGCGGATGGTGGCGTGGATCGCCGGCCTCAAGCTGATCGGCGACCATGCGGGCAAGGGGTTCGAGCTCCTGCCGTGGCAGGCGTGGGTGCTCGCCGCTGCGGTCGGTTGGAAGTACACCGACGGCACAAGCAGGACCAGGACGGTGCTACTCCAGGTCGCTCGCAAGAACGGCAAGACCACGATGATGGCAGGGTTGGGCCTCTGGCACCTGATCGGCCAGCAGCGCCCGGGGCGGTCGGTCAACATTGTGGCCAACAAGGCCGACCAGGCGAAGATCCTGCTGGACACCGCTCGTGATATGGCCCGGCCGATTCTGCCTGAGAAGACCGAGGCGAAGAGCAAGACGGTGCAGCACAACTGCATCAAGTGCGAGTTTGGGACGATGAACGCCCAGACCGCTTCGGAGAAGAGCCTAGACGGGCTCAACCCCAGCCTCTGGATCGGCGACGAAGTGGCCGAGTGGAAGGGGCGGTTCATCACCAAGATGGAGACCGCGACCATCGGCCGCGAGGACGGGCTTGGCGTCCTCATCACGACGCCCGGAAACAACCCAGAGCTCGTCTACCCGGAGATGGTCCAGAAGAGCGAGAAGGTGCTGGACGGTGAGATCCAGCTCGACAGCTGGCAGGCATTCATCTACGGCATCGACGAGGAGGATGACGCGGGCGACCGCTCCTGCTGGGGCAAGGCCAACCCAAGCCTGGGGGCGTCCCTCAAGGCGTCAACGCTGGAGGCCCAGTGGCAGTCGATGCAGCTGACGCCCATGAGCCGGCTGGAGTTCACCCGGTTCCATCTGGCACGCCCGGTGGACTCGCACGGCTCCTGGCTGAACATGCAGGACTGGGACGCCATCACCGAGCCCTGCGAGATCCAGGACGGCTCCGATGTCTGGATGGGCATCGACCTGTCCAAGAGCCTTGACATGTCCGCGGTGGTCATCGCGAAGCCGGCCGCCGGCGGCATCGTGCACCTAAAGGGGTTCTACTGGTACCCGGAGCTGCACGCCCAGGAGCGGGAGATCACTTACGCCATGCCCTTCAGGCGGTGGGCCGCGGAGGGGCGGCTCACCTTCAGCCCTGGCGGTGAGATCGACTGGGGAGCGATCATCGAGCAAGTGAAGGAGCTGAGCCGGCGCTACAACGTCCGCGAGGTGGCAGTGGACCCGTGGATGGCGGCCTACTTCAACGAGACGCTCAAGGCTGCCGGGCTTCCGGTGGTCGAGCACCCGCAGTCGATCGCGGTGATGGGGCCGGCGAGCCAGGACTGGCAAAATCTGTGGGTGGGCCGGCGCATCCGCCACGGCGGTGACCCGATCCTTCGGTCAGCGTGCTCGAACGCCGCGGCGAAGGTGGACGAAGCGGGCAACGTGCGGCCCAGCAAGAAGCACTCGCGCGGGCTCATCGACCCGTTGGTGGCGGCCATCATGGCGGTGCACAGCTGGAGCAACAGCCTGGGCGCCGGCCCGTCGATGTATGAGACAGGGTCGGGCGTGGGCTGATGTGGTAAAATACCGCCCGACGCGGCCGTAGATCGGTTTGCCCTCTGGGCATCACGCAGCTGCTGACGAGAGCCTTCGGGCTCAAGACCGTCAGCGAGAGCAACCTGTTCCTGATGGGCGAGCCCGCCTCGAGCGGCGAGCGCGTCAGCGAAGATGGTGCGCTCGGCATCGTGCCGGTCTACCGCGCGGTCACGATGATCAGCAACGACATCGGCCGCCTGCCGGTGTTCGCGGCGACCGTCGACACCGATGGCGACCTGCTCGAGGTCGAGAGTGCAGCTGCTGACCTGATCGAGAGCGAGCCCAACCGCTGGATGGGCGGCTTCGAGTTCCGCCGCACGTTGACATCCCAAGCGTTGCGCTACGGCAACGCCTTCGCCAGCATCGTGAGGAACGGACGCGGCGAGGTGCTCGAGCTGGTGCCGCTGCTCCCCGGTGACGTGTCACTGCACGTCTCACCCAACCTCGGGATGCACTACACCCACAACGTGCTCGGCCAGATCGAGGCCGAGGACATGTTGCATATCCGCGCGCCTGGCCTCGACGGGATCTGGGGAGAGTCGCCGATCCGCAGGGCCCGCGAGGCGCTCGGCACCATCAAGGCGATGGAGAAGAGCGGCGGGCGCCTGTACGCCCAGGCCGGCGTCCCGAAGCTCGCCCTGGTGCACCCGGGTGCACTCTCGCCGGCGGCCATTCAGACCATAAGCGACTCGTACCAGGCGAAGCACGCCGGCGCCGCGAACAGCGGCAAGCCGCTGGTGCTCGGCGAGGGCATGCGAGTCGAGCGGCTCAACATGAGCCTCGAGGATCAGATGTTCATGCAGGCGCGCGACTTCTCCGTGCAGGAGGTGAGCCGCCTGTTTGGTGTGCCAGTGGTGTACCTGAGTGAGCACTCCCGATCGACCTTCGCCAGCATCGTGGAGCTGACGAGGACGTACTGGGATGGTTGCCTGGCACACTGGACCGCAGCGTGGAGCGAGGAGGTGCGGCGCAAGCTGCTTGCCCCCGGCCAGCGCCTTGCGTGGGACACCAAGGACTTGCTGAAGGGCTCGTTCAGCGACCAGGTGCAAAGCCTCCGGTCTGCTGTTGAAGCGGGGCTCCTCACCCGAAACGAGGCCCGCCAGCGCCTTGGACTGCCGACGCTCCCAGGACTGGACGAGCCCCTTACACCAGCGAACACCCAGACACCGGCGGAGAAACAGGCGCCGGCGGCGCCGGAGGAACCCGATGCCACTGCTTGAGATCCGCCGCGGCCTCAACGTGGTCGAGGCGACGGGCCGCACGCTCGTCGGCTACGCCAGCGTCTTCAACCGCCCGAGCCTGCCGTTGCAGGACTCACGCGGCCGCGAGTTCACGGAGTTCGTCAACCGCGGCGCCTTCGCGGACAGCCTCAAGCGCGGGGGCACCTGGGCACTTTGGAACCACGACCGCGGCGAGGTGCTCGCGAGGCACCCGGACACCTTGAGCCTCCGCGAGGACGAGGTGGGGCTGCGGTTCGAGTTCGAGCTGCCCGACACCACTCGCGGCAACGACGTGCGAGAGCTGATGCAGCGGGGCACGCTTGACGGCCAGATGTCGTTTGGGTTCCGCGTGCTCGAGGACCGCTGGGACACACGCGGTGACGAGCGCGTCAGGAACCTGATCCGCGTGGACCTCGCCGAGATCAGCGTGGTTCCCGAGGCCGCCTACCCACAGACCAACAGCCAGCTGCGGCACGGTGCCGCACTGGCCTGGCACCGACGCCGGCTCGAGCTGGCACGCAGGAGTTCGCAATGACTACGAAGGAGCTGCTGGAGCAGCGAGCCGGCCTGATCCTGGCTGCTCAAAAGATCCTCAACGACTCGGAAGCGGAGAAGCGCGACCTGGGCGTGGAGGACGAACAGCGATTCGACAAGCTCATGGCCGACGCTGATGGCATCGACGCTCAGCTTCGTGCCGCGAAGCGCAAGGAGCGTGTGGATGCGGCTGCCGCCAGCCTCGAGCAGCCGATGCAGCGGATCAGCCTCGCCTACGGCAAGGCCACCCGCGAGGCACGCAGCGCTGACGAGTACCAGGCTGCTTTCCGCCACTACCTCACGACCGCGGACGCCACCGAGCTCCGCGTCATGTCCGTCGGCGCGAACGGCAACGGCGGCTACACCGTCCCCGAGACCGTCGAGGCCCGGATCGTCGAGAAGCTGCGGCAGTCGAGCGTGATCCGCTCGATCAGCCGTGTGACCCAGACCCCGGACGATCGGAAGATCCCGATCCAGAACGCCATCCCCACGGCAGCGATCATCGACGAAGGCGTCCAGATCACCGCGAGCGATGCGACCTTCACGCAGCTCTCAATTGGTGCTTACAAGTACGGCGTCCGCGTCGTTGCCAGCCGCGAACTGCTCGACGACTCTGGCGTCAACCTCGAGGAGTACGTCATCCGCACCGGCTCGGAGGCCATCGCCCGCGCCCAGGACGAGCACTTCTGGGACGGCGCCGGCAGCGGCAGCACTCAGCCTGCAGGCGTCATCAACGGCGCCGGCACCGCCATCACCGCGGTCACCCTGCCGACTGGCAATACCACCAGCATCGCCAGCACCGCGGCGACCGTGGACAAGATCATCGAGTGGGCCTACGAGCTGCCGGTTCAGTACCGCGCCGGCGCAGCCATCGTGACCTCGGACCAGGTCATCATGAACCTGCGCAAGCTGAAGGACGCCAACGACCACTACATCTGGACGCCCACCCCGGTCGAGCAGATGATGACTCAGGGGTCGCCCGGCACCATCCTCGGCAAGCCGTACTACATCAGCGAATACGTCGATGCCCTCGCGGCTTCCAAGCACGTCGCGGTGATGGGCAATTTCAACTACTACGAGATCTACGACCGCGGCGCAACCGAGGTCATCGTGGACCCGTACACGCTGAGCGAGAAGTACCAGATCCAGATGATGGTGGTGAAGCGCACCGACGCCACCCGCACACTGGACGAGGCGTTCGTCACCCTCAAGACCTCGGCGACCTGATACGCCCCCGGAAGCGCCCCCGCGGCAGCACGGCCGCGCCGCGGGGGCTGCGTTCTCAACCATGCCGATCGTCCCGCTCAACCTCGCCAAGAGCATCCTCCGAGTTGACTTCTCGGAGGACGACGCCGTCCTCACCTTCTACCTCGAGGCGGCTGAGCAGTTCATCGCTCGGCACACCAGGCGGTCGCTATCGACCGTCAACGTGGTCAAGCATCTACGGGGCTTCCCCTCGACAGAGGTGACGCTCCCTTTGCCCCCATTCAACAGCCTGACCTCGGTCACCTACCGAGACACCAACGGCGACACCCAGACGCTCTCGAGCAGCAACTACACGCTCGAGACGAGCGGGGCGGTCACCCGGCTGCGGTTCATCGACGACAACCTGCCCGACCTCAACGAGGACGCCCCGCGGGTGTCCATCACCTGGTCTGCCGGCTACGCCACCGGCACCGCGCCGAAGGACTTGCAGCTCGCAGTCTGCCGCCTCGCCGGCACCTACTACATGAATCCCGAAGCGGTCTCGATGCTCAACCTGAGCACCGTGCCCTTCGGCGTCAAGGCGGTCATCGACTCCTACGCCTGCCCGACCGTCGAAGGTGAGGGCCCCGATTGAGCCTCATCAGCGCCGGCCAGCTGCGTCACCGAGTGAAGGTGCTCACCGCGAGCACCTCGGTGGACTCGTACGGCCAGCGCTCGCAGACGCTCACCGCCGGCGCCACGATCTACGCCGAGGTGCGTGCCACCGGCGCCTCGGAGACCAACTACGGCGACGGTGCAGCGATGCGGACCACCTATCAGGTGCGGACCCGCTGGCGCACCGGCATCAACGCAGGCATCGAGGCCACCAGCGTGCTCGAGTACCGCGGCGACCAGCTCCAGGTGCTCGGCTTCGTCCGCGAGCGTGAGGAGGAGGATGTCATGCTCATCGACGCGGTGAGGGTGGCATGAGCGCTGAGGGTGCCATCTACGCGATCCTGGCGGCTGACGCTGGCGTCGGCGCCTTGTGCGGCGACCGCATCAGCCCGCACCAGCGGCTCCAGAGCACGGACCTGCCGGCGCTCGTCTACGCCGTGCAGAGCTTCGAGCCCGTCCGCGGGCTGGGTGCCACCGCCGGCTTCACCATGGCCAGCATCACCGTGGCGGCGATCGCAGACACCTACTCGGCGGCCAAGGGGCTCGCCGGCGCCGCGGTCAGTGCCCTCAACGGCACGACCGGCACCTACGACAGCACAGCCATCACCTCACTCGTCTACACCGGGCAGAGCCCGACCGACACGGGCATCGGAGAAGGCGAAGAAGACATGCCCTACGAGATCGTGACCGAATACCGCATGCACTACACGGGACTCTGACATGGGCGCGCAGACAGCCAACACCGTCACATTCACCTACAACGCAGGCTCGGTGGCGACCGTCGCGGCCATCGGCGACGTGTCCATCAGCGGTGCCACGATCGACGTGAGCACCCTGGGCGCCAACGCCTACCGCGAGTTCATCGCCGGCAAGTATCAAGCGACCTTCTCGGTGGAGGTGCTCTGGAACTACACCGACCACGGCAGCATCTGTGCCGACCTCCTGAGCCGCACCGCCAAATCGTTTGCTATCGACTTTGGAGATGGGACGGTGTCTGGCAGTGCCATCTGCACCTCGGCGTCGGTGTCCGCTGCTCAGGATGACGCCGTCCGATCCACTCTCCAGTTCCAGGTTGTTGGTGCCCTGACCATCGCAGCATGAGAGCCGCTCTTCTTCCCCTCCGCGCACCGCACCCGCTCGAGCTACCGACACTCGGTCGGGTGTGGTTGCGCGTTCCCACGGCCGGCGATGCCGTCGAGGCGGAAGGCAAGGAGGTCGGCTGGTACCTGGTGCGGTTCCTCTG